GTGGTGGAAGAATGAGCGCCGTTGTGCCCGCCAGAACAATAAGTTCATGGCTTGGGTACGCGCCGCTACTGCGTTTCGCAGTGGAGAGGTGGAAACGCCTCCCCCGTTTTATGCAGAAGTGGTTCGACTTGCCGAAGCTCTAGAGTACGCCGTCGGGAATGAGCCCCCGATTTCGGAGATCCTCGAAGCCGCACACTACGGCCCGGGGTCTTCGACTGACGTACGCGGCGAGGTGGTGCACTATGCCCGGAAGATCGAATCCTCCGAGTGTACCCCTCGTGCCGTTGAGCTTGCAGCGCGATCCCTGGCCCTTGATAAGGCAATCTGGGAACATCATGGCCTTCGCCCTGAGTATGCTGTCGGTAATCCTGACGCGTATTCGGGCGCTGTGCGCGTGATTCGCGAGGCGCTGCTTGGTTCCGTGAACGACAGGGACCGTCTCTTGTTCATCCACAAGGGAATAGAGAGCCTGCGCTCGATCGGGGCGCAACCAACGTGTTCTGGCCACTTGCAGCTAGGAGTCCATTCCGTTCTCACACGGATGCTCCTGGATGTAGGTATTGATCTAGCTGATCAGGGCAAGAACCAGGCGTGGGCACGGAAGGGGTCACTCAACTGGCATGACGAGGACCCTCTCTGTACCCTGGACAAGTCTGACGCATCTAACTTGATTGCGCGGATGGTTGTCCAACTCGGCTTCCCTGCGGCCTGGGCGAGACTTCTCGACCAGATCCGTACGCCCAATTACGAGGCACCACCTGAGATAGGTGGGGGAACCCATGCATACGCTATGTATGCTGGTATGGGCAACGGGACGACCTTCACGGTCGAAACCCTGTTGTTCTGGGCTGCGTCATACGCAACCCAGGATTTACCCGTATCCGAGTTTGTGAAGCGAGGAGAGTACGCTATTTATGGCGACGACGTAATCCTCCGCCGGAAGCATGCTCTTCGCTACATGCGATTTGCAAAGTTCCTCGGCTTCCGCTTCAACGCCAAAAAGACTTTCCTGGACGGACCTTTCCGGGAAAGCTGTGGCTGTGACTACTACGCTGGCATAGATGTTCGGCCAGCAATCCTTGATTGCGAAACCGACATCTTGTCAATGGCAGACATAGTTGCATTCCACAACACTCTCGCTGACCAGCCTAACTTTACTTTGCCCGGTGCGCTTCGGCGTATTAGGCAAGTTTGGGCTACCCATGTCAACCCGGTATTGCCGACTGATCCGCAAGGAACACTAGGCTTCCGTCCCGGCCCAAATGGCGGGTATAATGTCGTGCGGGACGCAGGGGGCAATCCTCTGCTTTCCACATGGTGGCAACGGCCACGCTACTTTATGCTTAAATATAAGCAGAAGTTCGGCACATTAGGTGACATTGGTCCGTACACGCAGCTAGCAGTTTCTGCGATGCGTGCACGGCAGTCAGGAGAGACTGGGTACTGGGCACTCCCTCTTCGGGATCGGGCGGTGAACTACCAGCTCGTACCGGAGAGGGATATGGAGCGAAAGCCCCTTGTCCAGATGGTGGCGAACACACTCGCACACCTCGCCCAGCGAAAGGCGGAACCTTGGTGGGAAATCTCCCGCGGTTCCAAGACGGATGGTAGCTAAGGGAACCCCTTAGCTATG